TGATAGGGGATTATCATGTTGTCTAATGTCTCTAAAATGCCGGGCAAGTCTATTAGCTTGTCGGCTTTCGATTGCCAGACTGGCGAGAAGCTTTCAAAAATACCCGGATCAGTCTGCCATGATTGCTATGCGCGTAAAGGCATGTATCGCATGCCAAACGTGATCAACAAAATGGAAGAGCGCAAAGAGTTTTTCGACTCTATCGATTTCGTGCCGCGTATGATCGGCCTGTTAAATAAAACCAGATCCGAATATTTCCGCTGGTTTGATAGCGGCGACGTGCAATCGGTACGCATGGCCCTTAATATTCTGGATGTTGTCGAAGCAACCCCGGGCAAGCGTCACTGGATACCCACAAAAGAGCGGTCAATCTGGCTTGAAGCAATCAAGCAATACGGGCGCAAGCTTCCCGATAACGTGGTTATCCGATACAGCGCAACAATGGTTGATCAAGCGCCGCCGGAAAGCTGGACGCATTCAAGCGCCGTGGTTAAATCAATCGACGCTATCGGGCACGAGTGCCCCGCACCTAAACAGCAAGGCAAATGCGGCGATTGTCGCGCATGTTGGGATGCCAGCGTTAAAACAGTTTCCTACCACAAACACTAGGGGATTATTATGGACGAATTAGAACAGATATTAGATTTTGTGAATGACCATTACGAGCGTTTTGGCGCGTATCCAATGGAAGTTGAAACCGATAATGCGGTTTATACCTTCGATCAATACTGGAACATTATTGATGCATCAAAATAGGTTTCCCCTAGCCCCGGGCAGCTATGCTGCCCGGGGTAAATTTTTTGCGACTCGATCCTACATCATAGGGCGCAGGGCGCAGGGCGCAGGGCGCAGGTCACCATCCCCACATATCGAGAGCCGCAGGACGCAGGGCGCAGGGCAAACCCGACATATCACCTATATACAAGGCCGCAGGACGCAGGTCATCGAGCCTCGAACCCTGAAGCTCGAGCACTTTATCACCGCCAAATAAAAATACATCGCTGGTCGAGGGTTCATATAGCAAGAAAAAACTTGCGCCTTTGCATCGAGTATGAGCCAAATGCCACGCTATCTGGGACTTTGATACCGAAACCTTGTTGCTTTTAACTATTTTTAACTCAACCCATACAGGCACACCAGACAGGCAGATATATACGTCCGGCATGCCCTCGCCAGCACGGTTTTCAATTCTTTGATAGTGGCTCTTTTTCGGTAAACTCTGCCTCAATAAGCTGGACAGGCTTTTCTCTGTCTTTGGCATCTTCAACTCTCTTCATATCATCGAATGCAGATGGATACTGTTTGCGGATAGCGGCAAGTCTGGCGGTGATCTCATCGCGGCTCAGTTGGTCAAGCTGGTGGACGTGGTTCTGCTCTCGCCTATCGATGGTCAAGCCGCCCAGCGCGGAGCGTATCTTTTCAGCGTTGATTGCCGCGCTGAATTGACCAGACTCTTCCGCGCCTTTGGATAACTCTTCCAGCCGCTTGAGTTGTCCAGTCAGTGTGACTTTATACCTACGCTCTCGAGCCTCGCGCATTTCTTTTACAAGCTCGACAACTTCAGGAAAGTCTCTGCCGTTCAGAAGCTTTGAAGCTTGGGTGTTGGCACTGTCTTCCGCATAGCCAGCCTTCCGCGCACATTCGGCGTTTGAATAGATGCCCTCGACCACATACTTTGCGAACTCTCGCTGGCGGTTTGTTAGTCCGGCTGGCCTACCACCTTTGTTCTTTGGCTTATCTTCCATAGTAGTTTTCCCAGTATTTTTCAGTTTTCAAAAACCAAAAAGTATCTCGCGTCCCAATTGATAGCCCCTGAAAGTGTGACAAACGTGACCAAGTGTGACGAAACTTTCTTAATAAAAACAACACTCGTCACGCTCGTCACGCTCGTCACGCTATTTTTCAAAAATAAAAAAACTTTTTCAAAAAATATCACAGAAACACTATTAGACATAATTCTTATCTTTTTTTACTTGACGGTCATATACGATCCATGAGACAACATCATATAAGGTAATTGAATATATCACAGAGGAGCAGTCATGCAACAGGTAGACTACAGGTTCGAGGATCATGGATCAATTTGGTTGTGCCAGCCATTAACTGGCGATGCTAGAGAAAATCTGGATCAGGCATGTGAGAGTTGTGAGGACTTTTACATTCGTTGGGGTAATGCCTTGGTGGTAGAGCCAAGGTTCGTGGATCAAGTTGCGATGCAATTGGTAGAAGAAGGGTGGACAGTAGAATGAGTAAGCTATCAATCACTGTTCGGGAGCGTGACACTGGCCTTGAGTACATATGGTCTATGGCAGAGGTTCTTGAGGAAATCAATCGTGACAGATCAGAAGACTGGACGCCATACAATGAGACAGATTGGCGTGAAGGTTTAGCTGAATTCACTGAGTTTGATTTAGTTTATGTAATAGGAGACTGAGTAATGAGTAAGCCAGTTTATATACATGATTTTGATTTCATGTTTTCGGTTCCTTCTTTCGAGGCTGATCCTGACAGGGTTACGCCGGATGAGATAATCGAGCAGTTCAGGCGCACGATAGAGAATATGGAAGGCTGGGAAATTTTTGAGCGGTCTGGTCATGTTCAGACTATTGATCCTGACACACACATGACAACAGCAAAGGATTGGGGCTGAGATTACAATGAGTAACGATAAACCAAATCTGACAGACAGTCATTTCGCGGACATGTTGATGGAACCATTCGCGGAGTTGTTTAAGCCTAAGAAACATTATCCGACAATCACGGTTGAGTATTCACCTAGCCGTGATGAGTGGATCGAGATTGCCGAAACAATCTGGATCACCGCGCTCGAGGGTGGTTGCAACTACTGGTTGGACTACATCCACACTGGTGGCTTTGATCTGAAGTCTGGTGAAAATGTTGTTGACCATAACTTCGAGGTCACACTTCATCATGATGAAGATGAGGTCGAGAAGGCCAAAGCCTTTGATGTGATTGTTGACGGCATCAACTTGCTGGATCCACATCGCCAGCGGCTGGCACTGACTGTCAGTGAGCTTGGTCAGTTGGATGCTATTGATTGTGACTACATCATCCAGTTGGGTGTGTTTGGAAAAGAGGTGTACTGCTAATGGCACATATTGATTATACCGAAGATGGCAAGCCGTTCATCAGGGACGACTGGTATCTCGAGGACGTGGCGTCGGTCTGTGATCAGATGGATGTCACGCTGACTGAAGATCAGATGGAAGATGTCTTGCACGATATTGTAAATGGTTTCGATGCCAACCACGGCATCAGTTGGGATACGTTTGAGTACGTCATCCATCAGCATAACCCTGTAGATAAGGAGTAGAGGAATGTCTGTAACATACAAAGCAATTGATCCTGAAAGCGGGATCCGGTGGTGCGTCCGCATGGTGTTCATTGGGGATCTGTACGGTCGCAGTCTTTGCCTGAAATATGGCGAGGAAGACGGCATGGATGATGCGAGTGACAAGCACGATGATCCATTGATCGAGTTCTATGATATGGACTCTGGCGCGGCGGCTATCATGCGTAATTCTGACGACAAGGCTGAAGCCTATGTGGCGGAAGAGTATGGTCAGTTTGTTAGCCGCTACTATTACCACACGTTGAAGATGCGTGATCCGCTGGGCGAGGGCGGTGCTTTGACTGACTGGTCTCAGCGCGGCCTGTGCCTTGACAATGGCGTGGATCGGTGGTCGGTGTCGAGCGAGTTCATGGTCGATGCTATGGCGGCTATCAACAAGGAAATGGAAGAACGCGCAGAGCTAGAGCGCAGGAATATGACAACGGTGGATGATCTGGTTGCTTATTGGGAAGAACATTCAAACAGGAACGGTGAATATGATAACGCTTGAATTAACATTGGTTGACCACATGACTGGTCGTGATGAGGGTACGATATTTTTGGTGGGTGACAGGTTTACTGTCACCAGACGCAACATCAAGATCGGGGATTGTGAACGCGAAGTGACCGTGGTCAATGATGGTCTGTGCCGACATGATGGGTATTTTGTTTATGAGCCTTATGATGAGGTGAAGGACATGATCGCAAACAAGCTGATCGTAAAGGCGGCGCGGTCGTGAGAAAGCGCAAGCCATACCAGAAGCGGCCTGAGTCTGACACCAATCTTAAACCCCACCATTTGGCTAGGGCTGGCTGGTACGACGTGACGATGGTCGTTGAACTGACGCGAACTGTTCGGGTCAAAGCATTGAATGAGGAGCAAGCCTCGTTCTTTGCGGAGAACAGGGTCAGGAAAAAGTCTAAGGGCTTGGCTAGATACTATGATGCCAGTATCGGGGACATACATTTTATCACAGTGGAAGAGGAGTCAGATGACAGTACCAACTAAAGAAGAAATTCTAGCGGCATTGAAAGTGCCGCCAGAAGTTGACGTGATCCGCGACAGAAACGGTAGGCCAAATAACAATAAGGCACAGCAGGATCCAAGGATCATAATTAATCGGTTTCAAAACCTTTTTGCAAAGGAGCAATAAAATGGGAAGACCAAAAAACTTTGAAGACATGACGATTGAAGAGCGTCAAGAATATTGGGCAAAGCAACGTGAGCAGGAAGCCATGGTGCGTGAAGCTCTGTTGTTTCAACTGCGCGACAAATATCCATCGATGTTGGAAAGCGTGGAAGAACTGGTAAAAATTTCTGGCAGCATTGGCGTGGATCTGCAATGGCACGGCTTAGAGGCCATTACCTGTCAGGACATGCACAAGCTAATCGACACAGCTAATACTGTTCGCCGCCTGTTTCACTTGGACATCGAGGAGCATGGGTGATGACAGCTAAAATTCAGATTGAAGATATCATCGAACACGAAGTGGGGTCGGCAACTGGAGTGCTTATATGTGACGATGAAGCGCGGCGGATGCAAATAGAAGAGGGTGTCAAATCGTTGCTGGAAAAGGCGATAGTCGGAGATCACCCAGAGTATAAAGTAAA